CGGTTTAGTACACACCAGATCACACATGCCTGCTGCGTTTTGTCTGCTATTCCGCGGGCTTCTCCCCAAACAACTTGTGCAAGCATTTCCACATCTTTTTCGTTTGGTATGTATTCCGGTTCTTCCGGTATTTCCAGAACCGGTTGTGGAACAGAAGAAAATGATTCTGATTCTTGAACCGGTTCCGTTTGGATCGGTGATTCCGGTTCTTCCTCTTGCATAGGCTGTGTTTGCTGATCGCTTTGCAAATTTGGTGTAATAACACTTCCGGATGGAATGTTGAACAATACACAAATAGCAATCGAAACAAATACGACCGCTCGTTTTAGCTGTAACATCGTTCGTGCTCGTAACGTGCATATTCTGCAATTAAAATCGCTTCCGCCATGCCGTCACTTTCCTTTTTGCATCTTTTGGAAGACAGAAGGGAAATATCCGGGAACAAATCATGTACTTTATCGATCGATGCCTGTTTGTCCCTTCCGATCAATCCAAAATGTTTTTTCCAATTCTGCGGCGATACACGATAAAATGGGACTCTGTATGCGTCAAGCACACCTTGTATGTATCCATAAGAAACGCCAAAGTTAAACATACTAACAACACCTTGTCCCGGAAACGCATGTACGGTTTCCAATGCGCATATTGTGATTGGATGTAACTTTGCGTATTCTGTCGCAATGAGAAGGGAGTCTTTTGAAAATGGGTAAACAAAAAATGTTTCTTCTCCGATGTATGCAATGCCGCCTTTTTGTCCCGGGTCTATTCCCATAAATGCCATATCACACCTCAAAAATCGTAATCGTCTTTCTTTTCTGTTTTGTTCCGATTTTTACGTGCTTTTCTGAATTCGACCGTATCTTTGATCTCATTTTTCGTCGGTCTATTTCCAAGCATATATACGGCAATGCGCTCCGGGAGCGTATACGATTCCATACGCAACTCTTCTCTTATGATCATGTTCCCGTCATCATCTGTTTCTTGATATGATTTCATGACGCCAGTAAATTCAACCAATTCATTTGCTCGGATAGTTCTTGCCAATTCGTACATAGCTCTGTTTGATTCTCTCAGATATAAGGCGGCTTCAATGATGTCATTTTTGTAAATTTGCTTTTTGGGGTCTTGCGGATCTCTGAAAAATATCACCTTCACAACAAGAGGAAATACTATTTTGACAATTCCGTTTTTTGAAAACTCACGTACATATCTACCGACATTACCTTTTTGGTGACTCAATACACGTCCGGTTCCCCAAGCGACAATATCTTTGTAATCGTCAACCTGTTTGATGATCAACTCTGTCCCACCTCTTTCTCTGCCTCTGTATGTTCTTCGTTATCGAAGAATGTATCAAAAGCGTCCTCATCTTCAAAATTTTCTGTTTCTGTTTCCGTCATAGAATCCGTATCGCTGTCATATGCTCTTTGCATATCAATCGACATGACACCCCATTTTGACAACAATTGCCGAATCATCGTCTTTTTTGCCATTTCATCAAAATCTACATACCAATGAGACGAATATTTCCATAATTCTGTAGATGGAATTTTCCCTTCCGCATAATCTTTATAAGGTTTATGGTATTTGTCTCCGTTCAAAGAAAACGCTTTGCTGTATCTATCCGCATGTGAAAGCATCTTTTCTTTCGACCAATACATTTTTTTAATAAATCCGTTTGTATGTTCGAACATGGCATAATATCCGATAGTTTTTGCGTTCTCCCTCTCATTAAAATCTTCGATTGATGAAAAAACGTATTCCTCATTGACGGAATCTGCTTTGACCAATTCACCATCTTTGATATCGACAACAACCAGCTTTTTATAATAGCCGCTTCTGATCGCAAGCTGTATGTATCCTCGGTATCCCAAAATAAATGTCGCTGCCGTACGATTGTTTTTGTTATCCTTGAAAGGAACAAGATAAGCAAATCCAAGGGAAGGAGATAACGATAACTCCAATGTGTTTGCCAAAAGTCCGGCGCTCACAATGGTTCCAAAATCACACTGCTGCAGATCCTTGTTGACAGATACCGCTGACAAAATGCTTGATGTGAATTTCTCCATTGATTTTTGGTTTCCAAGCGTAGACAACAAACTTTGCTGTACTTTTTCTTGACTGAGATATTTTGAAAATGTTTTGGGTTCTCCCGTGCCGTCTCTTTGTACAAGTTTATTTGATACAGCCATATTATGCTCTCCCGTATGATATCCCGTTGTTTTTTAGAAAATTCTTTAGTATCTTTAGCTGATTGCTGCTGCAAGTTACTTTGAAAACGATCTCGACCTGTTCCCCTGTATCATGCTCTTCTTTTATGTATTCTTGATTTTGATCGTCCATTTGCATCAACTCTTGATTGTATAATATGACATCTTGAATGTTTGCGCCGGCTCTATATTTTTGCAGAAGGGGAATTGTATATTTGCTCCGGAGTGACCGGATTGTTTGTAAATCTTTTTTGGTGTTGGAAACAATCTCATCCAGTTCTTCCAATACAACTTTTTCTTTTACTGTTTTGTTCGTCCACGTTTCAGCAACAATCATTTCCCATGGTCTGTATAATATGTTGCCGCCCATGTTTTTTATATAGTAGCGTCGATACTTTTCAAGTTTTTCCGTATCTTCTGTTTCTTCTTTTTCTTTCACTTGTTTCCATAATACATTTTTTGTCTGCGTCAAGATTTCCGTCAATTCTTTTACAGACTTCTCAAATGTTGTCACAGGTGCCGTATATCTTTTTTTAATTTCTTTTCTTTTTTCATCAATCTGTCTGATCATCGTATTGATGGTGGCACATCTGCTTCTTGCATATGCAAAGTCACTCTCTTTCTCCAACACAAGTGATCTATCTTCTTCTGTCCGTTTCAGCGCCCACTCTTTCAATCTATCAATGTTGGATAAAATCTGTGGTAATTGCTGATCAAAATCATCTTTGATGATCAATTCCGCTGTATTGGACGTTATAATTTCAATATTATTTTCCATTTTTTATCAGAATTCGGCAAGGATACGCCCGCCTCCGTAGGCGGGAGAAGAATTGCCATTCCCTTCTTTTTTCTTGAATTATCACGAAATATTAAATAGTGAAAGTGTCATTAAGCGATTACATTGACTGCTAAGATACAAATTGTTATTTTCGTAGCCCCAAAGAACCCCCGTCAAACCTGTTCGAAATGCGGCCATATCGAAAAGGAAAACCGAGATAAGCAGCGGTACCTCTTTGTTTGCCAAAAATGCGGATACCACTCCAACGACGACCGCATCGGACCTATGAACCTGCACAGAAAAGAAATTGAGTACCTAAGTGCGGTCGCAGAGGAGTAAACTCCTGTGCAAGGGGCGCTGTCAACCGCTCCTCAATGTAACGCCACCATCATTGCGTGAGCTAAAGGTAGGAGCCGTAAGGCGTTCTCACTACCGAGTAGTTACAAGCCCCCGCCTTTATAGGCGGTGGGCCGTTGATTACAAAATATATTGTCTCCATCAAAGTACCAATGATATATCGGGCTTTTGTTTTTTCAAAATATGATCTTTCCAGAAAATTTCCGCTTCACGCACAACATATTGCATATCATCTGTAACATCTGCACGATCAATGAAATATTCTCTTGTTTCTGTGTTTCCGTCAGGAGATCGAAACTCTGCAAGTAACACGGCAAACGAAAAACCTGTGGCGTACAATTCCTGTAAAATTTGTATGTAATAATGCTCCGGTATGCTTTCGTTTTCCCATTCGTTTAACTGTTTTGCACGGAATACGTGTACCGTCTTGATTTCCAAAACGCCTTTTTTTGCATCTGCAATACGAATCAATTCGCCGTCCGGCGTCGCGGTTAGATATCTCCGTTCGTTATGATGATAAACACGGTAAGGATGGTGAAAAACAGAATATTCGTTTTTATGCCTTATAGAAAACAGTTTTCTCAACGGTTCTTCGGCATCTTTCCCATATTCCGCGTTTTCATTATCGGAAAGATCTATAATTTTCCCGTTTACCTTTTCCTCATAAACATCTGTCGGAGACTGAAATCGGCTTCGTCCGATGGCCGCTGCTGCTTCGCTTGCGCCAATACTCCGTTTTCTTCCAGCAAGCCATGTTTTATGATTCTTATAGTCATGATAATAACTGTCTTCAGAATACGGATTAGAATGGTAAATCATCATTTTCACCGATTTCCTCGTATAATGATTCATCCATTTCTTTGGTTGTTTTTGCAGTCGATGATTCCACAAACTTTACATCATGCGCGATGATTTTGTACGTTGTCCTTTTTACTCCGTTTGCATCTTCATATGTATGTTGATCAACTCTTCCGTCAATAAAAATTGCTTCTCCCTTATGAAAATTGTTTGCTAAAAATTGTGCTGTCCGATCAAAGGCAATACAACTGAAAAATTGTGCTTTTGCTTTGTATTCGTTGATTGCAATGGAAAATCTTGCTAATATTTTTCCGCTTTCAGTTTGCACAAGTTCCGGCTCATTCACCATTCTTCCGGACAAGATAACTCTGTTATACGCAAGCGACATGATTGTACTCCTTTCGTTCACACACGAATCATCTTAATAATTGTTTCTCCGCCGATATTTTCTTCAAGCTGAAATTCCGGTACGGTTCCAATCTCACGATATACCACTGTATTTTTACTTTGTGTCATGCACAAGGCAATTACCTTTTTCAAGAACACAACGTCTTCCTCAAGTTCTTTGATTCTCTTGTCTTTCTCTTGCAACTTTTTTCCCCACTCTCCTAATAGCTCTGCCTGTGCTATCACCATTGCTGTTTCTTTTTTTGTCTTGTCAGTCATTTCTATTCCTCCCTTTACCTCGCCTGTAGTTTTTGTTCTCCCGCCGCATCGCTTCGGATGCGCTTATCATGCAATCATCATATTTGCATTCGAAACAATCATCGTTACAAATTCTCTTTTCGAGCGTTTTTATAATTTTTTTGTTTCGTAACTGCCTTATTTTCGCATATACCTCTTTTTCCGTCCTTCCAAGTCTTTCGGCTATACCGCTAACAGTATACCTCTCGTTGTAAAGGACGATGACATATCTCAAATCCAATCTATCCCATGGCTTTCTGGATTTTTTAAGTTTCAATCTAAAAACCGCCCCGTCTCTTAATATAATACCACGCATACGCACACGCGCGTCCCGCGCGGTGTCATGTGATGTACCAAAGGATTTCTCTTGTTTTTCTTTTTTCTTTCATTTTCTTTTTGCGCCGCTTTTTCTTTGTGTTTCTTTTTTCTGTTTATTCTCTTTGTTGATTTTTTTATTTTTTAATCTGCCTGTGGAAAACTATGTATTTTTCTTATTTCACTTTTTATTTTCCACATATTTTCCACAAGTTTTTCCACAGAAAAAATATGTAACTAAAATAAATCACGATCTCGCATTTCTTCGTATTTTTTGTCAGAATAATCATCTAACAATCGATCAAGCTGTGCGGTTGTTTCTGATTCATTTATGCAATCCTCACAGTATATATATCCACAAATTTCGTAGCATGTTTCTCCTTCATATATTTCTTTTTCGCAAGAATCGCAATAGAATACAACTGGTCCGTTGCAACGTCCGCATCCATCGCATTCTTTGCTTTCGTTAAAAACACAATGATAAGCCATATCAACAAACTTTTACTCCATGTCCGTACGGGCGCACTTGTTAAACTCGTGTTTTTCTTTGATTGCCTTTTTAATGTCGATTCCACTGTAACCGCAGCAATCAAATATGCAAATGATTACATCTGCAAGTTCAGATGGGATTCCTTCCGGCTTTCCGCCTTTCTTGTAATATGTTTCAGTCGCAGCGTGACCGTTTCCGTATTCTTCCAGCGCTTCAGCTAATTCAAAATGGATCAGAGTAAGAATTGCTGGAAATTCTCTTTTTTGTTTCCACCATCCATGTTCAATCGCATTTTTTTGAATTTCATGCGCCGCTTGATTGATTCCGTTCACCTTTGTTCCTCGCTTCCGCCCTGTTTCCTCGTTTTTTTAGTCCTTCTTTTGCTGATTCTTCTGCTTGTTGTGCACTGTAAATTCTTCTCCCGACTCGACCGCTTTTGTCTGTCAGTCCTTTTCTTAGGTCTTTGTAAATGGTGTTTTCGCAATGACCTATTGCTTGTGCAATTTCTGCAACCCGCGTTCCACTGTTATACAGCGTCTCAATTTTTCTACGATCTTCAAAAGTTAAAAATTTATATTGCATATGTTTCTCTTACCCCCTTTCTGACAATATAAAATAAGAACAATATGTTAATTTTGACGTTTTTTGTGTTCCAAATAAATGTTACCACTTTCATTACAAAAATGCAATAGTGATTTTGAAAATGACATTGTAAATAAATTATGAACAAGAAATGCCGAGCTTTGCAAGATGTTGATCAAAAAGGGATTGCGATGTTTTCCAACCTAAAATTTTGCGTGGATAATTGTTGATCCAGTCCTGCACATAGCGGATATATTTGTTGGAGTATTTACTAAGATCACAGCCTTTGGGCAGAAAACGACGAATCAATTTGTTCGTGTTTTCATTCGTTCCTCTTTCACATGCACAATATGGATGGCAATAAAAAACCTGGGTTCGTTTTTTCCCTTTTCGAATGCAAGAGCGCTCAATTTCCACAGCGCATGAGAACTCTGATCCATTGTCAACCGTAATGCTGTGGAAAATTTGTGGAAAAGCTGTGGAAATTGAGCGTTCCAATCGATCAAGTGCACGAATTACACTTGTTGCTGAATGATCTTTCATTGGGATCAGGATTTCCTGTCTGGTCAGACGTTCCGAAAGTACAAGGAGCGTCTTTTTTGTTTTTTGTTTTCCGACGACACAATCCATTTCCCAATGACCAAAAGTATTTCTCTTATCAATTTCTTTTGGCCGAAGTTCAATACTTTCTCCGTGCGGACATTTGGCTGCACGGATTTTTTTGTATTTTCTTTTATGTTTTCCTCTCATCGGCAAATCTTTGTTAGTCAATTTTAGAAAAACGCCTTTGTCTATGTAGTTGTATATCGTTTTTACGCAAATGGTTGTATCAAACATAAGCCCTTTTTCTCTGATTTCTGCAATCACAGCCGACGGGGAGTATTGTTCATTACATATTTTATCTTCAATAAACTGTACCAAATTGTGATCTTTTTTAATTTTCAATTCGGCGCCTTTTGCAGAGAGATGTTCCCGGTATTTTTGTTCCGCAAGATCCGGTGAATATCGTTCCTCCGTGGTGTAGTCATGATTTAAGTGGGTATATCTCCCTTTTTTAATTTCATAGTAAACCGCGGATAAAGAGAAATGCAGCCGCTTCGCAATTTGTTTAATGGGTTCACCGTCTTTCAGCATTTTTTCTATTTTTAATCTGTCAGTCCATGTAAAATGTTTGAACATATCATGGTTCTCCAATTCGTTATTTTAAAAAATTTTATACATATAAAAAAATAAAATGCAGCATTTTATATAAAAGAAATCATGTATGAATTGTAAATTTTATACAATTTGGTCAAAAAAGTCAGCAAGAAAATAAAGTTTGTGATATAATTGGGCATCAAAATAAAAGGGCAAAATGTTATGAATGATTGTATCTTTTGTGGGAAACAATTGTCCGAAAAAGAAGAAACAATCGGATGCGGTATTTGTATCGACTGCCAAAGCAAACATTTTTTCAAACTGGAAGAAGAAAACGGTTGTCATATTGCGATTTTTATTTGCTGCGCGGCATATGACATTCCATGCAAGCCCCTGTTATGTCCCATTGATCTTGTCAATTTTGATGGAAACAGATGGGAAAGATATATCAATATTCTTTTTGAAAATGGAGAAATTGGCGGAAAAACAGAAAAAACATTTTTCAGCGGTGTCTGTGATATTCGTCGTGTGTTCGGGAAAAATTTGTCGGAAACGGATTTTGCACGTTACATTTCCGTAGAACAAGATCGAATCGGTAAATTGCCGGGAACACCGGAACAAAGGGAAAAATGGGGCATGGAGGATGGTTACACCGCAGAAGAATATGACGCGTTAGATCGAATGTATGAAAACCGGCTCAATGGGTTTCGTGGTCAAACCATAACGGAACAGATGATATATACACTGGAAGAAGTTGCAAAATGGCAACTTGTATCTGATAAGGCAAGAAGATCATCAAATACAAAAGAAGCTCTGGACGCACTCAAAGCGGTAGACAATCTTCTCGCCAGCGAATCAATGAGAAAAAAAGACGAGAAGCCGACGGAAAATTTCAGACCCGACGCATGGATTGACGCATTTGAAAAATCCGGTCTGATGAAAGACGGAGATTTTTTAACCATACCGGAAATGCAGAACGAACTGATCAAGGTGATGCGCGGAAAAGGATATAAACAAACATTAGACGCCGCGCATCAATTAGAAATGAATATGATTAACAATGCCCGCAAAAACGCAGATCAACCAATGATCTATGAGTTGCCGGAATATATGGAGATATCAGACGAACTGCAGGAATTTGAAAAAGAGGAAAGCGAAGAAGAAAAAAATGCAAAACGATATGCGCAATTAAGCACGGTTCGAATTGATCGAAAAAAAACGAAACCGCGCAAAAAGGGTTGAGAAATGGCAAGCGGATATCGATATTCCAAAAAACAAGGCCGCATGGTGAAAATCAAGACAGAAAAAGGATTTGATTATCTACAATCGAATTTGAAAAGCGGCGCGTATTTGATGTCTTTTTTCAGAGCGTTTCCGGACCGATTTCTTGATTTGATTGAATCGCCAAATGCCGATTTTACTTTGGAACTTCCCTCCCGTCTGATCTTACGTTCCTTTGCACATTACCGAAAAACCATGATCACCTCATCCAGAGGACTGGGAAAAACATATGATGTCATTCTTTCCTGCATGACGGACGGTGTGTTATATCCGGGAACCGTCATTCGTTACTATGCACCCAGCCAAAAACAAGCGGCGGAACTTGCACGAAAAGCGTTTCGTCAAATTGAGCGGAACTATCCTCTTTTGGCGGAACTGTGGAAAGTAAGAAGCGAAACAAAAGACGCCTTTATCATTTACACGGATTTTGGTTCAGAACTCGCCATTGGCGCCATTCAGGGCGGTAACTGTCATATGTTGGTGGGGGAAGAAATTGGGCAGGAAACCGACCCGAAGTTTGATTTCTCAGATTTTGAAAGCAAAGTGATACCGACGTGCCGCTTGAGCCGAAAAGTAAATCAAAAAACCGACAAGACGTTCTTTTCTCCCCATTATAAGTACATTACCAACGCAAGCCGCAGACAAAACCCGGCGTGTTACAAATATCGTGCGGACACCATGAAAAAAATGATCTATTCACCAATGGGAGATGGATTTTGCGCGGATATCTCATGGGAAATGTCGGTGTTATTCGGCATTCGCGACGAAACATATGTGGAAGAACTGAAAAATTCTATGACCAGAGAAGATTTTTTGCGTCAAATGTGCGCGACATACACAGGAACAGCGGAAAATCCGATGGTCAGCGATGAAGATTTGTCACAGAGTCGAACGTTAAAACGAATGGAAAGCAAACACTGCGGTGACAAAGACTGCATTTATATCGTAGGACATGACGTTTCCTATGAGGACGGAACAAACAATGCAAAATGCGCGGATGTTGTTCTAAAGCTAACAAGAGTCGTTGACGAAAAATCGAATATCAAAAGAGACAAATACAAAAAGGACCTCGTTTTTGTTGACAACTACCCGCCGCCGAAAGATGCGACAAAACAGGCGGAACGCCTGAAAAATCTGTGGTTGAGATACACAATGGATGGAGCGGGTGCAACATATATCGTGATCGACGCATGGCAGTACGGAAAACAGGTGATGAACGAGCTGATCAAGCCATCGGCTGATAACATCCCGCTTTGCTGCTATCAGCATTTGGAAAGCCGGGAGTTGGAGCAAGAAAATGCGCTGCCGATCATCTATCCGGTCAAAGCCGGCGGCACAGGGACAAGAGACCCCGATTGGGACATGATCAGATATATCCGTGTGGAATTTCAGCAAGGAAATATACGAATGCTCACGCCGGATGTTTTGGATGGTCTGGAACAATATAAAAAAGCACATGGTATCAAAGATGAATATGCGGACGCCTCTATCTTGCAGCCTTATTACCGGACAAATGAACTATCCGAGCAAATACAGAATTTGATGGTTGCACCGAGCGGAAAAGGATACAAAGAGGTTCGTGTATCAAAGTCCATTCAAAGAGACTCTTGGTCAGCATTGAAATATGCCGTTTGGTTTGCGTCCAAATTGGAACACACATTGGAAGTGGAACACGCGCGAAAAGAATCTGCGTGGAAAGAAGAAATCAAAAAGTTTTCGAATGGAAATACAGATTTGATACCGGCATTTGTTTTGACTTCCAAAGATATTCGATCGCAGCTTCTATCCTTGCGCCGGAGGTAAATATGGGCAAATATTTTCTGTATATCGGTTCTTTTTGCAGAACAAACGACATGTACAGCTTTTACAACGGGAAATACATGCTGATTTATACAGATCAAAAAGCGCCGGATGGATTTATAAAAATTCCGCTGGAAAAGGAAAAAAACATTACGCCGGACGAACGCGCATGGCTGCTGTCATGCAAAATGGAGATCAACAGAAAAGCAATGAAAGAAGCGGAAGAAGAATATTCAGATATTTTGAACTCTTTTGTAAATTTGTTAGAAGAAGAACTGCAAAAAGCATCAAAGGGGGTAAAGAGAGATCGTGAAGCGTGAAGCAAAACAGGAAAACAAAGCAAACAGTTATGAATCTGTGGTGGAGCGGTTCAACCAAATTGCGCTGCAGTATGCGAACAGTGTACCGCAGGCCGGGATCTTTGATGCGTTTACCCATGCAGGAATCGGTTTTGCAAATCAGCCGCAGATTCAAAACGAGAGAATCAAAGCAATTTCTTCTTTACCCGCCGACTATTCCAAAGAAGATATCGGGGAATTCCTGAGAAACCCATATGCCTATGAACAACCGTTGCGTTCCACAAGTGAAGTGCTGCGTTGGACCGCATATCCATATTTCAAAATCACGAAAACATATGCAGATATTCCATCCTATCGATACTATGCAAAACCGCTTTATGTAAATGCGGAAGATGTGAAATCAAAAGAATTTCAAAGAGAAGCGGTTTTGATTGATAAGCTGAACAAAACGATTCGTCCGGAAATGATTGCGCATGCAATCACCGGTCAAGCAGTCACAGAGGGAAAAGCCATATACCAAGTACGCTGCAAAGCAGACAAATCGCACAACAAAGTGCCGTATGCTTTTTTGCAGCAACTTCCGACCGACTGGTGCTGGCTGATCGGAAGAAACAATGTGAGCGGATGGACCGTCAGCTTTGATATGATGTATTTTCTAAAACCGGGTACCGATTGGCGGCAATACGGCGACTTGTTTGTGCCGTATCTGGAAGATTTTGAAAAAGCGGTAAAACCGATTACGGACGGCGATTCTATCGTTTCACATGATCCGCATGTTGTTTATTGTTCTGATAACAGATACATCATCAACGAACATGCACTGAAAACAAATGCAGAAGGAAGTCCGAGACTCTTTTATCAAAACGGCCGTTGGTTTTATTATGTTTCCCTACCGGTCGATCGCGTTTGGTGTTTTGAAATAGACGATATTTCACCGGCGATTGCAAGTCCTCTATCCGGATTAATGCTGACATACTCGCAACAAGCGGATTACGAAGCCGCACAACTGTCGCTTCTTTTGAATCCTTTGATCAAAATATTTACGGGGGAAATTCCATATTTCAGTGATACGGGAACAGAAAAAGAAGATAGCTACAAATTATCCATTGGCGGCCGTGCACTGTACGAAGCGTTTTTCAATGCACTGATGAGACAAAACAATACGGGTGGAACCGCGTTCTTCACCGCCCCTGTTGAAAATATAAAATCTCATGATTATGCGGAAAGTGCAAATGCAAATGAAATCTCCTCTTCTTTCAATCGATATGCCGGAAGCAAAGCCGGATTGTCAGCCTTGATCCCTGTTGACGAAGATATCAAGGCGTCGCAGGTGGAAGCAGCAAAACTGTTGGAAAGCCGTTTTTGCGATTGTATTTATCGTCAATTTGAGCGAATGATGAATACCATTTATGAATCTTTGAACCTCAAATATGACTGGTCATTTGTATTTTTCGGTTCTATTTATCATGATCAGACGATACGAGAAAATGCAGAGAAAGCAATTGCACGCGGTGACACATCCGCATATTTTATCTTGTCCGCTTTAGATGGAGACAGCATCCTTGACAAGTTTGCCATGATGAACACGGTCAATCATTCCGGCATTTTGGAACTGTTGCATGTACCGCAAACTTCCTATACGCAAACGAGTGATGCAAGTAACAAAACAGGACGTCCGACTTCTGACATCAGCGATGAAACAGATTCGGAAGATACCATTGACGCAAGAGAAAAAGCAATCGATGAGGGGTAAAAAATGAAGAAAAAGAATTATTACAATTGTGACAATCAAAATGCAAACCGTTTTGATGATGCGGAAAGTGAGGACGATGGAGATTGAGCAAGTATAGAACCAGAAGCACAGAAAACGGCACACGTCTTTTATCCATACCTGCAAATTTACAGGTAATGGAAAGCGGCAACCGTTGGAGACGAAAAGTCGAATTGTGGCTTTTGAATGATGATATCACAGGTAATAAAAGCCGTTATGAAAACCTGGAAGCGCATAAAACGCTATTTGCGCAAACGCCGATTTTAGTTGCGTATGTTGGTAACAAAATCGGTGACGGTCACAACTTTCGTCAGACGATGGACGAAAACGGAAATGTGACTGCATCCTTTATGGATGACACGGCGGAACGGATTGTCGGTTATTTTTTAGATGAAAATGATATCCGTATGAAAGTCGTGGATGGAAAAACATGGATCGTTGGCACCGGATATATATGGGAATGGTACGCGCGTGAATTGGTACAAAAACTGCAGGAACAGGGACTTGCGGGTATGGGGGTGAGCATTGAAACATTGATCACCAAAATGCGCATGGAAGGCACGACGGAAGTCTACGAAAACTATGAAGTCTTGGGAACAACGATACTGGGAGAAGATGTACAACCGGCAGTGGCAGAAGCAAATATACGGTTGCTTGCATCGATGGGACGAAGCGACCGTGAAAAAATGACATTAAAGGTTGCTTCCATTGCCGAACAATTGACAGAAAATCCGCAAAAAAATGATGAAAAAGGAGTGAGCAAAAACGAGATGAACACAAAAGAATTGGAACAAATCTACAATGGTTATAAAGTGTTGTCTGTAAATGATCATCAAATTGTCTTGCTATCCGAAGATGAAGAAGTGTTCGTTTCGCATTTGACGGAAGATGGAACAGCCGGAGAATGTGTTTCTTTGCAGTCCATCGAAGAAAAAAATATGAGTTTGAATGATCAACTTTCATCTATTACCGCAGAAAGAGATCAGTTAAACGAAAGAATTTCTTCATTGGAAAAACAAGAAATGAATCAACGCAAACAAGCTGTGAAAGATGCGGTCAACGCGCGATTTGCGGCCATTTGTGAAACATGCGGAAACATCTTTGATCAAAGTATTTGTGAAAGCATATTAACGGACGAAAAACGAGCTTTTTATGCAAGTATGGTTGATGAAAACGGCAAATTTTGCGGCGATATGGCTGCATGTCGTGATTTGGACGCAGCTTGCATGGAACAAATGATGAAATGTAACAACGAAAACAAAGAAAAGAAGTTTTCCTGGGAAAACGAAAGTACATCAAATACGGGGGAAGAAACCAATTTTCTTTCCCGCGCCATTGAAAATATCATGCGATAAAAGAAAGGAGCAAATAAAATGGCTTTTACTGACAACACCATGTTTGAGATAACTGTTTCCAACAGTTCTCGCAACAATACGCAGCATGTGTCCGGTATGTATGGCTCTATGTCCGACAATACCTTTACCGGCACAGACTGCTCGGCAGGATTTCTTGTAACCCCGGATTCTTTGATTCCATCCGAAGGTTATGAATCTTTTGATATCTTAAATGGAAACACCTGGTATATGGTAAATGCGACGAACACATCCGGCAGCGGTCATGATCACACGGGTATCTATGCATTGGATGTATATGATGTAAACAAAGTGATCAGCGGTGATTTACAGTACAATTTGGGTGCACACACGTTGGGTCTTGGACTTCCCAGCGGCGTGCGCGGTGACTTTTGCGAATTGATCATCGGTGAACAATATACATGGGGAGCGGGCAATCTATCCGGTTCCAGCATTGCCGTCGGTGATACGTTCTATGTCAACAACGGTGTATGGACGAAATATACGGCGTCTACCGGTATTCAGGGATTAACCGCAAAACTTCTCAGAACCAAACCGATCACGGAAGGCACATATCCTGCACAGACCGGTTATGTATTGAAAATCGTCGGATTCCTTGCCGCTGCGAGCGGTGATTGATCGAGAAACATAACAGAAAGGAGACAAGAACCATGAATTTGAAATTAAATGCGATCCATCGTGATGTGTTTGATGCAAAAGATGCAGAAGAATACAAAATTTCTTTGAACAGCCAAACGTTGTCAAGAAAAGAAATTATTGCAACCGGTCGATTGATTGCCACGGAATACTGCGGAAATAAAATCAACCAAACGCCGCGTACCGAAAAATATGTATCACGTCTGAACGGCATTGAATACGGGGATTTGTCCCGTTCGTTCAACGAGAAAAAGTTTCTGTTCTGTGCGGCGCAGGCATACAAAGCAAAAGGTATGGAACCGGAAAGTGATTTTAACATTGTGAAAAATGATCTCTCTCTTTCCCATGACCAGACGTTTTTGGCGACGATGGCTGCCATCGACCGTGACGTGCTGCAGCCTTTGCTATTCCGTGTATATGACGATATCAGTGCAGGCGGTTTGATGCAGTGGGAAGCTGTACCGTTTGGCGGCACAAAAGAAATCACGGTACGTTCCAACGATGTATTTTTGTTTGAAGATTCCTCCTGGGGCAGCGGCAGAAGTGCATCCTATAACTATTTGTATGCAAAAACGATTACGCTGAACCCGAAAATGTATGCTTGTCAAGCAAAAATCAAATGGTATCAGGATGTTGTAAACGGCGATCCGGGCAACTACTATGCTGCCATTATGGGGGGAATGTGGAATAAGATTTATGCAATCTTTATGAGCAAACTTACTTCCGCAGCAACGAACACGACTTATATTCCAACCGCCTTGACGGCTTCTACCTATTCATCCGAAAACTGGAACAACATTACGACGAAGGTAGCGGCTGTAAACGGTGTACGCAGACAGGATTTGGTAGCATTCGGTACCATCCATGTTTTGTCGAACATTTTGCCGACTGACGGAAGCGGTGCGGCGGTTGTCGGTTTACAGTATGGTTTGGGTGAAGAATGGTTTAGACGAGGATTTTTGCCAAACGCAAGCGGCGTTCAGTTGATTGAAGTATTGCCGGTTGTTGTTCCAGGTACGCAGAACACGACCATTGACACCGTCGACACCGGCGATAACATCTTTATCGCTGCAAAAGGCGGGTATGGGTACGCCCCTATTTATGGTGGATACTATGAGGGTTCTCCTATCATGTTGACGGCTACACCGAGTGAAACCGCAGACTTTACTATTGATATCCATGCGGGAGCTATGATGGATTTCAAAACGGTCTTTGCATCGAAAGTCGGCGTAATTACAAACGCTTGACACTCCCCATGCCTAAAGGCAGGGGGTTACGCCGCACTTTGATAAAATCGATCGGACAGCGGGGCGGCATTCCCGCCCCATATCCAAAATACAAAAGGAGATTGAGAAATGACGCAGCAAAAAACAACAAAATCTACAAGAACAGCAACGCAGAGAAAATCCGCGGAAAATGTAAATCATACAAAAGCGACTTATACAGAAGAACAAGTGCAACAAGCAATTGAAAGAGCTGTAAAAGAAGCGTTGGCTGCAAACGCTGCAAAAACATCTTCTGCAACCATTCAAGTCATTCCAGAAGAAAAAGTAACACTCATGTACATTGGCGGTATGTCGCAAGGCTGTTCCGTGAATCTTGGAAATTTCGGGAGAATTACAAGAGACTGTGGCGTGATTGAGGTACCCAAAAAAGCATTTATAAACGAAGCAAACAGAGTGGTGGATTCCCTTTTGCAAAGCAGGAAATTGCTTGTGATTGACGGGTTGTCGGAAGATGAACGAACACGTTTTGGCGTCTTATATAAAGACGACGAACTGTTGAATGAAAAGACATACAGAAAACTATTGGATCTGCCGACAGAGGAATTGGGCGCAATATTCAAACTGTTATGTGAAGAACATAAAAAAATTGTTGCAAAGGTGTTTTATTCAGCGGCACAAGCAGGGGATCATCGCGTTTCTCTTGAAAAGGTGAAGACATTAAATGATATTTCCAAAGAGACGAACAAAGACGGCATGTTCAAATTTTTGCTGCAAAATATGGCGGAAGAAATCGCCAAATAAAAAGAGAGGTAAATAACAATGGATGTAGGAATTGTTGGGGTTGCGTCCATCACGGTTATCTGTTATTTAGCAGCGCAGGCGCTCAAGGCAACAAAGCTGAACGACAAATGGATTCCGGTTTTGTGCGGTGCAAGCGGTCTGGTTTTGGGAATTGTCGGTATGTTTGTGATGCCGGACTTTCCGATGCACGACATTCTTTCATCGGCGGCGGTCGGCGTGGTATCCGGACTTGCGGCAACGGGGGTCAATCAGATCTACAAACAACTGACAAAGCCAACAGAAAGAGGGGCAAACGATCGTGGAAATACTTGATATCGTTGTGAACTGGGCCATTCCCTGCTTGCTTGGTGCAATTGTGGCCTTCTTTTCATCAAAATTCACGGTTGGGAAAAAGCGGTTAAAAAGTTTTTCGATCGGCTTGCAGTGTCTGTTACGGGCGGATATCTTAGATCAATACAAAAAGTGGGTAGACGCCGGATACTGCCCGATTCATGAAAAACAGGCTTTGGAAAAAGAATATACAGCATATCACAGTTTGGGAAAAAACGGTGTTATGACATCCGCTTATCAACAGATTATGGAGCTCCCGGATCATCCCGTTTACCATGACGAAAAAACGGAAAGCGGTGGGTAATACTATGACAAAACTGTTACATGTCATGTCATCCTATTGCGCGATGTATGTGGATGATATCCGGCTAAGCAACCTTGCTGTTTCAAATCCGCCGCTGTATGCAAGAAGAATGTCGCAATACATGATTCCAGCCATCGGCTTATTTACGCTCCCAGCACAGATGCAGATATATTTGCTTGGAACAGAAGAAGACCCGCATTTCATTGAACCGAAATATGACAGTTTTTCTTACACAGTAACGCAAGACCAGACAAGCGAGATTGTCGTATCTTTGGGCGAAAATTATACGGGGTATGAATTGTTTTCCTGTGCGATACGACAGACAGATGAAACGGGAGATATTGATGATATACCTGTAGCTGCTGCCTACGACGAAGAAACGGGAACGGTCACCATTCCGGCGTCCGTGTCTTCTCCCATACCGGCAGGAACGGTACTTGAGATGGATTTTTATACCGACGGGGAATTTACAGAGACACTTTCCGTACAGATACAAAACATCTTGGGCTTGTGTTTTCAAGTGGTTTGGCAGGAACGTTTCAACACAGATTGGCTGTCGATGGTATCCAAAGCGGAAGATAAGTCGTTTTACGAGCAAAACCGTGCAAACAAGATGCGCGCGGACACGGAACGTCTTGATATGTTACGCAGAAAGCTCGCCGGGGAAATGAGACGATTGGAACAAAACACCTATTACAACACGGTCATTCGTCAAGAGGTATCTCTCGGAAGCGGTTCAAGCGGCAGTTTTTCAGGATTTCCGAAATATGAAGGATCATATCAAGTAACGCCGAAAGTGGATGAACAGATACTGCCCACCGAAAAAAAACTGATGACAGATGATTTAACGGTGGAAGAAATACCAATATATGAATCCAGCAATGAATCTGGAAGAACAATTATCATAGGAGGATGATAACATGGCAACCAATCAAACAATCAACAAAGTCGTCTATGGCGGAACCGTTCTGATCGACTTAACGGCCGACACCGTAACCGCCGACAAAATTCTTGCTACCTATACCGCGCACGACAAAAGCGGTACCGTTATCACGGGTACCTGCGAATTTGACGTAGATTCCAGCGATGCAACGGCAACCGTGAGCGAAATCCTTGCAGGCGCCACGGCTTATGCAAGAGGAGAAAAGCTGACCGGTACCATGCCAAACAACGGCGGCATCACGTATGCAAGAGGAGAAAAGCTGACCGGTACCATGCCAAACAACGGCGGCATCACGCAGACCATTGATACGGTAGATCAGGAGGTTACGATCCCGCAGGGTTATCACGACGGCAGCGGAAAAGTTTCGATCAACGCAACCGAACAGGCAAAATTGATCGCCGGCAATATCAAACAAGGCGTCGAGATTTTGGGCGTCACCGGGTCTTTGGAGCCATCCAGCGAGGTGACAGCGCAAGCAAAAACCGTCACGCCTTCCACGAGTCAGCAAGTTGTTCTGCCCGATGAAGGGACCGACTATCTATCTCAGGTCACGGTCAATGCTATTCCGTATGTAGAGGTAGATAATGCGGCAGGCGGTAAAACCGTCACCATCGCGGGTGAGGCAGCATGACGAAAAAAAACACAGCGTCGATAGCGTCCCCGGCGACTGAGCAGGCTGAAAAAGCTTGCTCAAAGGTCATATACGCCGGGGAAACGCTCATCGATTTAACGACTGACACGGTAACCGCTGACCATTTGGAAGAGGGGTATACCGCGCACGATCGAGCCGGAAATTCCATTGTTGGAACGCTGCAAGTCGCAAAGTCCGTGCAGCCAAAGGACATTAATTTTTATGACTATGACGGAACGCTTGTAGACTCCTGGACTTTTGATGAATTATACCACGCATCTCAACTTCCCTCCAATCCATCCCATGACGGGCTTACCGCACAGGGATGGAACTGGACGCTGCTTGATTTGATAACCAAAGTTTATACGCAGAGACTGAAGATGAATGTGGGACAGATGTACGTCACAAACGACGGGAAAACACGTGCCTATATCACCATTTATGATACAGCAAGATCGAGCATCAGCGTTCATTGCCAGTCAACGGTTTCGGGTGGTGTGACAATTGACTGGGGAGACGGAAGTGAAGTACAAACCACTTCCGGTACCGGCTATGCGGCATATCCGCATACATATACGCAAGCGGGAGACTATGTGATTTCCTTCACGGTGAACAGTGGAGAATTGATTTTAGGATCAAACGGCATGGAACCCTTTGTTTCCGGTAACGTTACAGGTTACGGAAATACGGTAAAAGAACTCCGTCTTGGAACAGACATCACAACCATCGGCGGCGGTATGTGCTATAACTGTTACGCTCTTACAAGCATTACCATACCGGATACCGTCACGACCATGATGAATATGGCATTTTCTGCCTGCTATTCACTTGCTTGTGTTGTTTTGCCAAGCAATCTGGAATCCATTTCGCCCAATGCGTTTCAAAACTGCAGTTCACTGACTGTTGTATCTTTACCGGATGGGTTACACGCACTGAATCAACAGGTTTTTAATGGATGCTCCCGGCTGAAAAGCGCGCCGCTGCCACCGGGAATCACCAGTTTGTCTCAAGCATTTATGGAATGCCATTCCTTATTGGAATCTCAGATTCCGTCCGGTTTGACCGCGATCGGCACAGGAAATTATACCAACTGCTATTCCCTTTCTGCAATGACCATTCCGGCCACCGTGCAAACACTTGCACCCTCAGTTTTTTCGGGGTGCAGATTCATAAAAGAATACCACTTTGAAAAAACCACGCCGCCGACCATGGCCAACACTTCTGTTTTCAGCGGGATTGCAGACGATTGCATCATGTATGTGCCAAAGGGTTCTTTGCAGGCGTATCAGACGGCGACAAATTGGTCTGCCTTTGCCGATTACATGCAGGAGGAAGCGGAATGATACGGACAGAATTTTTGAACAACCAAACACTGATCCGACATGATTCGGACAGCGGGAAAACCATTCTGCAAATAGAAACCGGAACAGAATACCTCGAGGCGGTTGATGTTGTTCCGTGCAAATATACTTATCGGGAAACGGAACATACTGCTGCTGAAATATATGGACTTACAAACGAACTGTGACAGTCAAAATCCGTCCAAAACAGAAAGAAAGGTGATACGATGTCAAACAGTCCTCTGATTTCCTACACACAGCTTGCACCGGCACAAAATACCTGGGGAAAGAGAACGGCGAAAATCACCAAAATTACGCCGCATCACGCGGCGGGCGTACTGTCTGTGGAATCTTTGTGCGGCATTTTTTCTGATCCCGGCCGCGGCGCGAGCGCCAATTACTGCATCAGCAATGACGGCAGAATCGGACTTGTCGTGGAGGAACGTAATACGGCGGGCACTTCCTCCAACTATGACAACGACAATCAGGCTGTCACCATTGAAGTATCCAACTGCGAAAACGGCGGTCAATGGCGGGTGAGCGACGCGGCATATCACGCGCTGATTGATCTGTGCGTCGATATCTGCAAACGCAACGGCATGGCGCAGCTGCATTTCACGGGAGATGCAAACGGAAATTTGACCGCGCACCGCATGTTTGCCGCGACAACGTGCCCGGGGCCGTATTTGTACAGTAAATTTGCGGAAATTGAGAAAACAGTCAACGAAAGATTACAGGAGGATGCACCCATGACCACAGAAGAAAAACAGGCGTTCACCGCCCTGCAGCAAAAAGTGACCGATCTGGAAGCAGAACTTGATCAAGTAAAAAACGACGAAAACACACTGCACGAACAGGTGTATCCGATTTGGGGATACATCGATAACAACCTTCCGCAGTGGGCGGCACCAACCATTGAAAAACTATACAAAAACAAGATTCTGCAGGGAAATGAAACGGGTAATCTGGAGTTAAGCTACTTGATGCTGCGAATGCTTGTCATCTTAGACAGATCCGGCTGCTTTGGCGATGCGTGGGACATTTCCGAGCAGGCGCAGGAAGAAATGAAAAAGGCAAACGTATACGGTGTTATGGATTACAGTGACCCACAGCAGGTTGTGTCACGCGCCAAATTGGCCGCTGTGGCATCGAGAATTATCGACAAAATGACAAAACAATAAGACAAAGCGATATACAAATATGCATCATCCGGGAGGAATCAAAAATGGAAGTATTTACCGTAACAAAAGAAATGATGAAAAACGCCGCAGCCTACATGCCGATTGCGCTCAAAGAAACGCTGGCAAAGCAGATCGCCGGACTTTGCGTATCAAAGGCACCGGAAGATACATCCGGATTAACGACGGAAAGCGCCGGACTGAAACATGTCCTTTGCCTGAACGCATTTTTGCAGTTTTATTTGAAAGCGGAAACCGTGACAGACGGAGAAGAAACAAACATCATGGCGGCGTTTGACGAAAAAGCATGTACCAATCCGATCAATCAGGTCGAGCGATACAAAAGCGACCCGGAATACAAACGTATTGCGTTTGACATGTTGTCTGACTACCGCGATTTCAAAAAAATCGTTAACACGGAGATCAACAATCTGCTTGCACGGAACAACGATCCTTATGTACGTATCGCCAAGATGCTGAAAGATATTTTGGAGGATGAGGGTGTGAAACAGATGCTCTCTGCGTTGTCCGATCAAACGGAATCCGACCAAACGGAAAAGGAAGAACAAAATGGCTGATATGTATTCTCCGTACTACCCCTACTACAAAGTACATGAGGCGTATTTTGCGTTCGATCAGTTTGCATATTTTCCAAAGAAGATTGTGGACTACTTACTGGATGCGCCGGTGGGCGAATACATGCCGCCGGACGATAATTCCTATCCAAGATGCAGATTTTGGAAATATCTGTATTATGACGGTGCGCATCCGCTGGATGATCCACTGCCGACGATTCAACAAAAAATGAATGTGCTGTTTGATCCGGAACATCCGACCGAACCGCCGACAGACAAGGGCTATCGTCTATTCCCACAGCAGTATATGAAGCAATCGCAGACAGACGCGCAGACGCGTATTTACTGTTATATGGGGCGTACCATTGCCAATGCGCAGAACAACACATTTGCCGCATCCGTGATCTTTGATGTGTTCACGTATTATGGCTACGAATTGAACACCAAAACCGACGTATACAGCCGTTCCGGGGCCATTGTGGCCGCCCTGATCGAATCCCTGCACGGCGTTTGCATGGATGGGATCGGTACCTTTCAAATGGCAAAGCAGCTGCATCCGGACAGCGGAACACGTGCCATATTCGACGGAGACACAAACGTGGGACATGAATTGATTATCGGGCTTGAGATGTCCGCCACGGTAAATCGCGATGTCAATGCTTTTGCAAATTCTCCGTCATTCAACAATCAAACCAACATCAAAATCATGTGAAGGGGTGAAAACAATGACAGAGATTAAAAATCTGGAAGGATATGTGGCACTTTCCTACGAGGAACTAGAAAAATTCATGGAAGATTCCTATGAAAAGGGATATGCAAAAGCCAAAGAAGAATACACCGCAAAGAAGACCGTGACAAAATCCAAAGCGAAAGTAAAAACCCCCTCCGGAGATGAGGCGGAATACCGTGCGGCGGTGGTGACGAAAGATGCCGAAGAATCCAAGTGAACAATATGTTTCCAACGTAACATCTCTGTCCTGGACGATTGGAACAGACGGTAATACGCCTGTTCCATATGAAAGCCGCGCAACGCAATATCTTGCCAACCGAACAAAATTATTCATGCAGCAGCGTGCTTATCTTGCTACAGACTTTGTAAAAGCAAACATGCAGGGACTGCAAAAAGATTTTTATGCCTGGAAAACCGTAAAAATACGTCTGTCTGATGTAAACACACAGCGGCAAACGGCGCTTACCAACCAAAAGCAAGAAGACTATAAATGCATCATGGTGAAAGATAAGAATATCAGTTATCTTCCAATTGGCGCAAAGGTCGAAACCATGGGAAGCACATGGATCATTACGAACCCATCTAATATGTCTCTTCCAAAAGCCACTGCGATTGCAGCAAGGTGCAATGTGACATACCATTCCTATGATGATTACGGCAACATCGTAACAGAACCGATGGTGCTGCAAAACACCGCCATGCTGTCAAGTGTACAGGAAAGTCCTTTGAACATGGTATTGATGAATGGTTACTTTACAGCTGTTTGTCAGAAGAACGAAAATACCATGCGTTTGCATGAAAACAAACGGATGATTTTGGGGAATCAGGCGTATTTTGTGACGGGATATTCGGACTTTGCACAGGAATTTACAGGTGATTTTGATTCTTCCCGTCTCCTTTCATTTACACTTCGCTTGGAAGAACCAAACGAGACGGATGATATGGTCAACCGCATTGCAGGAGGAAAAAAAGAATCGTTTTCTGTAGAAGTAACGGGAAAAACCAATCTTGTCATGTTAAACGCATCAAAATTGACTGCTCATTTTTGGCACAATGCAGAGGAAATTGTTTCGAGCGAAGAACATCCCGTGACATTTTCATGGGACAGTGCCGACAAAAACGTTGTAGAGGTAGACCCGTACGGCATGTTGTATCCAGTCGCCCCCGGCAGCGCGCTTGTGCGTGTAATGCTTGACCAAAATCCTAATCTGTCTTGTACAATCGGTGTGACTGTAGAACAGCAACCGGAAGCATTTGTTGCGTTTACATCTGTTTTACCGAATCAAATCAAACAGTTTGACACAAAGACTTTTACGGCGTCCTATTTTGAGAACGGAAATGAAACGGACGCTGTCTTTTCCTGGAATTTTTCCGGCGCGGATATCGGAACCTATTACACGGTGATTTCCAAGGATACCAAAAGCTGTTCTGTGCAATGTCTTTCACCATCCAACACTCCACTGACAATTGAGGTATCAATGGAAAATCTTTCCGTACAACACACTGTAACATTGGAGGGATACTGATGTGCGGATATATATGTCCGTTTGGAAAACGAATCAAGCAGCATAACTTCTTATTGTGCGGGAAAATGATGGATGAACAGACAAACTACGGCCAAAAAGAAAACGCGCTGCAAGCATACTGTATCCACCAACACCATTGCACTGTCACGCGCAAACAGGAAAACACACCGGAGGCGCGCACATGCAAAATGATTCAGCCCGACAAACAGTCGGTTTGAATAAACAGATGCAGAAAGGAAAATGAGAATGGGAAAAAATCTGCATCAACGGGAATATGCATCAAAAATCAACCGGGGGGAACCTATCGAGATATGCGGTTTGACGCTATACCCGTTAACGATGGAAAACTACGAAGAATTTTATGCCTTGCAGCATACGTTGAATGTCCGTTTGTCTGCTCTCCCTGTGCAGTACATGCAATATGACTATTTAAACGCACTGTGGCATATGGATTGCGATCGGCAAAAAAGCGAAAGCGGTGAGAAGAGCGTGAGCATGGTTTCCGGGCTGTTTCATCTGTTCCTTCTGGCGCTGCGGATTTCGCCGGAGAACATTAAGAACAGTCTTAGTTTTTCGCAAACAAACGACGGGAGTATCGATTCCCTGCTCGTTTGCCAAAATGACACAATTTTATCGATTCGTAGCGTGGATTTTTCATCAAAAATACGTCCTGTTATGGCAGCGCAAAACGGGGTGGAACTTCCGGACGAAAGTGCAAATGTGGATTTGATACAGGCAGGAGTAGAAAAGAAAGCATTTCATGCCAACGGAAGCGATGATATTTCCTTTGATATTGCAAAGCTGATCTCATCCGTTGCGTATCAGTCCCATGTTCGAGAAAAAGAGATTTACAGCTGGACTATCCGGGAATTTACCAATCGAAAAGACGCCATTGACCGAGACAAGTGTTATACCATCTATGCGACGGCGGAAATGAGCGGTTTTGTCAAATTCAAAAAGGGAAACCCGTTCCCGTCATGGTGCTTTGACAAGAAACAAGACCCGACGGGTGCCATGTCGATACAGGAAGTACAAAAGAGATTTGGAAACGCACAGGAAAAAACGTAATCAACAAAACAAAGAAAAGGAGAAACAAAAAATGGCTTTTACATTCGGAAACAAAGATATGTTTGTCATGGGTGTGGTCGATC